CGGTTATACTGTATTTAATCCGGGATTTTTATTCTTTACGGATGGTAGAGAAGTATTTGAATGGATAACTTTTAAAGGTTTAGTAATAACACAATTAGATACCAACCTCGTATCAGCTATTATTGGTATGTACTTTGGTGGTAGTTTAGTAAAAAAATAGGAGATACAAATGAGTAATGGAGGATACCCACCACCGGGTAGGTTTGGTGGAGATATGGATAGAAATGAGGTTGAGATTGACCTTAATAAATTCATGGCTTTACTACAAGAAAAGTCAGAGTTAAAAGACAGGATAAGAGAGTTAGAAGACGAAAAGAATGATAACCCTTATCAAAAACTTATCTTTATTGCTCAAGCTGTAGATAGCTGGAGAATAATACCTAGAGCTTTTCTAAGTATTTATATGTATCTTTTATACTATGTTACATTTTGGTTTATGGATTTACAAGACCCAACAATGCAACAGTCAGGATTAATTTCAGTAGTAGTCGGAGCAGGTGCTGCTTGGTTTGGTTTATATACTAATAGCTCTAAAAAACCCGGAGGAGAAAAGAAGTGAAAAAACTAATGTTATTAATGCTATCATTAGGGTTAGTTAATGTTGCGTATGGTCAAGATGGTACTCAATATAATGAGGACAATGCATTAACAACAGTTAATACTACAACGACTACCAACACAAATACTAATAATAATACTAATGTTAATACTAATAACAATACAAATACTAACACAAATAATAACACAAATGTAAATACTAATACAAATGTCAGCACTAATACAAATACAAACTTCAGTACTGCAACCAATAATAACAATAATACAAATACATCTAGCAGTGTTTCTACCAGTACTAACAACAATAATAACGTCAATACGTCTACATCTACATCAACTTCTACAGTAAACTCTACTGTAAATCAAAATGTAAATAATACGACAACTTCTAACAATACTAATGTTAATACGTCAACGAATACAAACATTAATAAATCAGAGTCTGAATCTAATGTAAATACTAATAATGTAAATCAAAATAATAATAATACAGTTAGTAATAATACAAATAGAAACATTAATGAATCTAGTAGTGTGCAAACTATTAATCAAAACGTAAAAAGTAAAGCACCTCCTGCTTCTGCTATTGCACCAAGTATCATGAGTTATTCGCAGGATATATGCCGAGTAGGAGCTTCGGCTGCATTCTCTGGTCAAGTGATAGGTTTATCAGGTGGTAAAACAATAGTCGATGAAAACTGTGAACGATTAAAACTTAGTAAATATCTCTACGATATGGGTATGAAAGTTGCTTCAGTTAGTTTACTTTGTCAAGATGAAAGAGTGTTCAAAGCTATGTCAATGGCAGGAACACCTTGTCCTTATAAAGGTAAGATTGGTAAAGAAGCAACTATTGCATGGCAAGAAAATCCTAGTGCACGACCAGATGAAGCAGATGCTAAAAAAGAATTTATAGCACAATGCACACAAGAATCAAATCCTAAGAGAGATAGAATAAAACGTGATGTTGTAGGATTATTTAGTAAAGTTGTAATTAGTAAAACAAAAACAAAAGGACAATGCATAGACGAATTTTATGGCAAATAGCAGTTCTTTGTTTAAGTTTTAATCTTGCTAGTCAATACATTTATGAAAGCAATCAGTCTTTAATAGACTTAACAAATCAAACCGGAACTACGAGTTTAAATGCTGGAGACGACCAATTATCGTCTGCATTTAATTTAGACTTTACATTTAATTTTTACGACCAACAATTTACATCTGCTCGTATGGCTACGAATGGATGTCTTCATTTTGGGTTAGGTACAGGTAATATTAATTATAATAATTACTGTGGTGATTATACACCTGACCCTCTTCCACAATATAACTACACACTTTTTCCATTCTGGACTGACCTCATTAGAGATAATCAATCTAAGATGTTAGCAAAAAACTTTAGTGATAAGACAGTCTTTGGCTGGTATGATATGCGTGAGTATAATCGTAGTGGCTCTGATAACAGTTTTGAAGTAATACTTTGGACCAACTCTAGTTTTGATTTTAGATATGGTGCACTTAATATTAATAAACATGATGTCTTGATAGGAGAACAAAAAGATTCTAATACTTACTATCAATATTTATTTTATGATGAATGTAATACAGGTACAACTAACAGCTCAAGTTGTGTCAATGTTGATTGGAATAATTCTAGTTTTAACACACTACTAGAGAATGGTGGTTCATTGTATGGAGCAGGTTCTGGTAATAATTTAGACTGTAGTAATCCTCTAAATGATACAAACTGTCCGGGATATTGGGAAGCTTATGATGATTTACAATGCGACCTAGACCCACAGTATGCACCATTTTGTCGTGGATACAGACAAGAAGAATCTGTTGCATTCTTTGACGAGCAAATGGTTGACTATGGTTTTGTAGATGAACAAGAGCAGTTTGCTAGTGGAATATTTAGAGACGAGCAAGAACATTTTGGGTATGACGATTTTGAAGAGTATGACACTTTGTATGACATTTTTGAAGAAGAAGTATTCTTAGAGCCTATATTTCTTGATGAAGAGTATGACACTTTTCCAGAGGAGTTTGATTTGTTTGAGCCAGAATCTATGCGACACGAGCAACATCAAGAAGAGTTTGTAGTATTACTAGCTTTTGAAGATTTAGAAGGTAGACAAATAGACCAGCTACCTAGAATAGAAGATGCACTCTTAAATGAGTTTGTATTACAAGAAACATTTTTATTAGAAGATTTTGAAGAACCTGCAAGGATTGTAGAGTTTGAAACTATGGAAGAGTTAGATGAATGGATAGAAGAAGAAAGACAGCATGGGAACAGAGAAGAGGAATTAGAAGAAGAAATTTTAGAAAACGAATCGGAATCCATAGAAGAAGAACTAGAAGAAGAAAGTAATGAAGATACAGAAGAAGAAGTTATTGAAGAACAAGAAGGTAAAAGTTCTATAACAAAAGAAATGGCACTACGAGTAGTTAGTAGTACATATAAAACTGCTAGAGATAGTGTATATACAACTGTTCATGGCAATACATCAACAACTGGAGCAGCTAGTTCAAGTATGTCCGGCTCAACATCATCTAGCTCAACAAATAGTCTTTCTAACTCTCCAAGTATTTCGGACCAGTTTAATTCATCGACTGCACAAACTAATCAAATACTAGACATGACAACTACCACAACAACTACAACTACAACAAGCACTATGAGTTCTAATATAAGTAGTGTCACGACAACATCAGTAGCTAATAATACTACGACCTCACAAAGTATTCAAGACAACCTAGATGTATCGATAAGTAATCAAGCTAATGATGCAGATTCTCAACAACTGGTAGAAAACATCATAGCTAATAATCTACAACAAGCACAAGAAGAAGTAGAAAATAAACAAGAAGAAACCGGAGAGTATGGTTCGGAAGATAAAATTATAGCATACATGGGATTTGTTCCTAATTTTAACAGCTATGCAACAGTTTACATACCAGACCAAACTCAATGGTATGAGCCAACAGCAATCTATACAACTAATACTATCAATGATAACATTGAAGCATTTTATGGATTAGCTGGTCAAAGCATACAAACTTTGACAAGATTAAAAGAATTACAACCAAACTTATAGGAGGACATTATGGATTGGTTACAAAATAAAACAACACAGTTTATTGCGTTGATGGGTATTATTGGAACTCTTGCAGGGTTTGGATATACTGGAGCTACTTATGTTAATAGGATAGAAAACCTAGAAGCAAAAGCTCAACAAGCTAAAGAGACCGATGATGGGTTAGGTGAAATTGAAAAGAGAATCGAAGCCCTAGAAACTTCAGTATCTTACATAAATAAAACTATTGATGAAACTGTTTTAATTAAACTTAATAATATTGATTCAATTAAATCTGATATCTCAGGCATGAAAGCTGATATCGAAAGTGTAAAAACTGACATTAAAATATTTAAAGAAGAAAATAAGAATCCTTTAGCCGGATAGACTTGACAAACTCAAATCAGAGTATATAATATAGGTGTATCGGAGAGAAACTATGACCTTATTAGATAAAGTTTGTTGGGGATGTCTATCATTCTGGACAGGCTTAGTGTTATATTTTTCTTTTTTCTAAGCATCCATTTTTCTAGCATTTAAATGAGCTTCAATTTTATTATGAATTGTATCTAGATGAACAGTCAGTTCTCTAACAATCGTTGTCAATAAAACATAATCTTCTTTTGTCAAAAACTTTTTTAGTTTTGTGATGTCTGTTGAAACTCTTTCAGTTACTAATTTACCTGTTTTATCATACAATAAACTGTATGCAAGAAGTCTAGCTTCTTTTCTTTTTGTGGTCATGATTCTAATCCTGTAAATGTTATTTTATCTTGCCTTCCACGAAGACCTGCTTTCATATAAGATGTAGCCCTACCTTCAAAAAAGTTTTGATGTTCAACTCCCATTACTTCATCTAGCCATGTAAGAGGATTATCTTTTTGGTCATAGTTTGTTTTTAAACCTAATTGTAATAATCTTCTATCAGCTATATACCTGTTATACGCATACATATCTTCTTTACTTAAACCTTGTATGTCTCCCATTTCAAATACTAAATCTAAAAACTTGTCCTCTAATGTCACCATTTGTCGGCATATATCATAAATTTCTTTCTTAAATTCGTCTGTCCAAATGTCTATGTTTTCTTTTATAAACTGTCTAAATAATTTAGTCATGGCTTCTACGTGCATAGATTCATCACGGATAGAGTAGGTTACTATCTGTCCCATACCTTTCATCTTACCGAATCTTGGAAAGTTTAACAAGATTGCAAAGCTACTAAACAACTGTAATCCTTCTGTAAAAGCTGAGTAGACTGCTAAAGTTTTTGCAATACTTTTTTTATCTTTGCGAGTAGTTTTAATATCATTAATATACTCGTGCTTGTCAGACATTTCTTCATACTCTGCAAATGCTTTGTACTCTATGTCCGGCATACCTACAGTATCCAGTAGTAAACTATATGCGTGTTGATGAATTGATTCCATGTTTGCAAATGAACACATCATCATTCTGGCTTCTGGTTTTTTAAAGATACGCATATATCTATCTATATAACCAGCACCTACATCGACATCTGATTGAGTAAATAATCTAAATATTTGAGTCATTAGATTACGTTCTGTATCTGTTAAGTCTTGCCAGTCTTTAACATCTGTATGTAAAGGAACGGATTCCGGCATCCAATGCATTTGATTTTGTAATACATAGTAATCAAACATCCATGCATCATCAAAAGGTTTATAATATTCTCTAGTGCTTAATAAACTCATTAAAGTTTTCCTCCAAGTTTTTTAATTTATCGTTTGCATGAACAAATCTATTTAATAGTTTATCCATTGTTTTAATGATATCTGGATGGTCAGCAATAGCCACACTAGATTTAAAATATAAATCTAAATTTGCTTTTGCTTCTTCTCGTTCTGCCAAATATTTTAGTTTTAATACTTCATAATAATTATTCATAATATATCCTATCTAAATGGTTTAATATCTTGTATCCATGTAACTAAAGACCATCGTTCTCCTTTAGTAACTGGTGTTATTTTATGTAATACATAACTTGGAAACATTGTCATATCTCCAACTTCCATATGTATTGGTCTATCTGCTCCTTGTTTTAAGACAAGTTCGCCACCCTCACAATCATTAGATAATAATACAGAGACAGATATTTTTCTGTTTGCGTAAATACCATTACCTATGTCTGTATGCCAATCATAATGATGTCCTTTTTTATAATGTAGTAGTTGTAAATTATCAAAAATTCCTGCTATGTCAAAATTAAAATGACTATTGTTGCATTCCTTAACAGCATCAAAAATTATTTCATATAAATAATTATATTCAGACGAAGCCGGTATAGGATATACATCTACTTCTCGCACAGAGTTAACTTTTGTTGATTTATCAGTATTACTATGTATTTTACCTGTCCACTTCTCAATATCATTAGATATTTTTTTAATTTGTACGCATTCTGTTTCTGTTAAAAAATTATTTACATTAACAAATGGAGCAGGTTTTTTATTTACTGGTTGTTCTAGATACATTTGTTTCCTTTGGTAGATAAACTATTACGAATGAATTACAGTTTGGACAACTTAAATTAGTTTCCATCATGTACGTTTCATCTTCTTCATCAATATCATGGTCTCCACCCCATATTAATTCTGTATTACAATGCCAACATTTCATATTATCCCTCACAAGCTATACATTCAACATCATCAAGTTTAATTCTAGGCACTTTGATGTTTACATTTTCTGCACTACGAGCAGCATTGGACCTAAAGTAATATAATGATTTTAATCTGTTTGCTCCATACCAATGCACATCATTAACATATTGCATATATTCATCGTGAACTTCTTGTGGCTCAGTAGCCTTTGGAAGTGTGAAAAATAAATTAACCGATTGAGCTTGACATATAAACTCCTGCCTTTTATATGCGTGTTCTACTATCCATATCTGGTTAAGTTCATTAGCAGTTTTAAATAATTCTTTTTCTTCATCGGTTAGTATATCAAGATGTTGTACCGAACCATCATGTGCTGCTATATCTTTCCACAGTTTTTCTAATTCAACTTTTTTTAATCCTTTTTTGTTTAATAATTTTTCTAAGAATTTATTCTTTACTTGGTAGCTTCCGGATAAAGTTTTGTGCGTATATACGTTAGCCCTGTATGGCTCAATCGAAGGAGAAGTCCCACTGCATATGATGCCAGAAGAAGCGTTAGGAGCAACAGCGAGTAAGTGAGCATTCCTCCTGCCACTACCACTGATATCAGGTGACTCGCCACGTTCATCAGCAAGTCGTTTAGTTGCTCTAATCGCATTTTTTTTGATGTGTTGAAATGCTTTGTAATTAAAACTCGTAGCGAAGATGCTTTCGAATGGAATATTTCTAGACTGGAGGTAAGCATGGAAACCCATAGCCCCCAAGCCCAACGACCTTTCTCTATAAGCTGAGTACGCAGCTCTGGTAAATCCTTCTTTACCTTCTCGTATATAGTTTTTAAATCTTTTGAAGTTAGCATTATAGTCTCCTAGTTGTGTTGTGTCAATAGCGTTATCAATAAAATGTTGAATAACATTATCTAACATTGTAATTAAATCATCAATAAAGTTTTCATCTTTAGACCATTCATCAAAATATTCTAAATTAACAGATGATAAACAACAAACAGCAGTTCGTTCTTCATTTGTAGGGAGTGTTATTTCAGAACATAAATTACTTTGTTTTATTTCTAAACCTAAATCTTTTTGTTTTTGAGGGAGAGCATCATTACAGTTATCAATATTAACAATGTAAGGTTCTCCTGTTTCTGCTCTAGCATTAATTAGTTGCCACCATAAATCACGAGCATTAATAACTTTTACAGCTTCATTTGTTTTAGGGTCGACTAATCTGTAGTCTGCATCATTTTCAACAGCTTTTAAAAACTCATTATTAACATTGACTCCATTGTGTAAGTTTAAACATTTACGATTAATGTCTCCACCAGATTCTTTTCTCATGTTAATAAACTCTTCAATCTCTGGATGCCATATGTCCATGTATGCTGCATAGCTACCTCGTCTTGTCACTCCTTGATTAAAAGCTAACATCTGAGAATCAACTACGTGCATGAATGGTATAGAACCAGTAGACTTACTTCCGTGAGTAGTAGAAATGCCATTACTTCGAATATCTCCCCAATATCCACCGATGCCACCCCCTGAACTTGCCAACCATATATTTTCATCATAATGAGCAGATAAACCAGTACGACTGTCAGGTACATAATTGAGAAAGCAGCTAATAGGAAGACCACGACTTGTTCCCCCGTTACTAAGTATAGGAGTGCTAAACATGAACCAACACGAGGAACTGTAATCATAAAGTCTTTGAGCCAATTCAAAATCTGTGACACCTTTGAAGGTTGCTCCGAAGGTTGCTGCTCTTGCGAATGCTTCTTGGGCATGGGTTTCTTCTCCTGTTAAATATCTATCTTTTAATGTATCAAGACTAAACTTATCTAATCTATCTTCATTATCATAATTAATTTTTATACCTAAGTATGGTTTTGGTCCTATTTTATCTTCAATCATTTGTGTTTACATTTAGTGCGATTATAGCATAGTGAATAATTTTTAACAAGTCTTGTGGATTCTTACCTTCTTTTTTACCATATCGAATTGCATACTTAATAATATTACCTAAACAAAAACCCTCTCCATGTCCAGAGTCGACAATAATATCTGTGGCTTGATATTTATTATTAGCATAATGCTCGTTGTAGGTCGAATCAATATGTTCTTTTATTGTTTGTAATATTTTATCTTCGTTAAATTTATATTGCTGAATCATAATTTTTCATTAGTTTCCAATAAGTTAATAAACTATTAAACATTGTTAAATGTTTTTTATGTGTATCTTTGTCCCATATATGACATGATATATAGCTTGGGTCTTGTCTATCTACAAATATAGATATTCTTTCTGGGTCAGACACCTCAAAACCCTCGGCATACGCTGAGAGTTGCATTCCATGATTATCATAAACAAGAGTAGCAGGGTCTTTATCTTTAATATTGTTTTTAGTTTTAAAATCTATAAAGATACCAGATGAAGAATATAAATCTATTTTCCCACCATATCCAGACTTTGCACAAAAAGAATCTTCGGCTATCCAAGTTTCATTAGGAAAATTTTCATCTAAATATTTTTTAATATTTTTAAAAGTTTTATTTTTTGATTTACCTTGAAAACCTTTTTCAATTAATGCGTGTATTCTAGTTCCCTCTTTTGCAGCTTCCATACCTATCTTTTGTGAATCTTGTCTACATCTGTAAGCAAAAGAATTATCTGTTTCGCCTTCTTCTTTTTCTAATGATAGAGCTGAGTTTAATACTTGCGTTAGTTTCCAGTTCTCTAAAGCCGGTTGAGCTGCTACAGCTATAATTGTAGTGACTGATGGAACAAGTCCTAATGTTTTTGCATCACGTAAAGTTGTATTTCTTTCTTTACCATTAGCTCCAATGATAGTATACATTGGCTCTCCATCTTTATCATACCAATGTCCTGACTCTGCCTTAAATTTATTATAAGTGTCAGGCTTTACTTTGTCAAGATTTTTTTGTTTTTTCATGCTCTGATTCCTCAAATGCTTTGATAACATCAGACGAAAATAACTTTTGCAAGTTAACTAAATACATTTTACTTGCTTTGTTATCTCCACCAGATACTGTTTTAAAGTAATCTAATTTGTCTACTATAGTTTTTAACACATCAGTTTTAAATACTAATGTGCAAAACTCATTGTCTCCAACACATAGATTATGAAACCAATAGTCAGACTCTGTTGCTCTGATACCTGATGGTTTTTTGTAAGACTCATATTCAATAGCAATATTACCAGTCTTCATCCACATACCTCGTTCAGATTTAACTTCAATCTTTTTATTAGTCAGCATTTCTGCTATTTTATCTTCACGTATTTTACCATACTGTAAATCTAAATCAAATTTCTTTCTGTCTTTTTTAGTGGGTTTCACTCCAATTACCTCCTAGTTTATATTGACCTCCTAACGGACATCGTAGTTTTAAATAATCTCCTGCATCCATGATTGAATCTACTGCTAGATATCCAACCTTTTCAGCATTACATTTAGGCACTTCCAACTGCCATTCGTCATGTATGTTTGCAACTAATTTGTAAGGTGTGTTAGTAGAGTCTAATCTTTTACACAATAAAACAAGAGCTTGTTTCATAACAATAGCACCACCACCTTGAAGTAAACTATTTAAAGCTGCGTGTTCACTCCTAATATAAATCTTTCTACCATCTAATCCTTTGAGGAATCCTCGTCTAGCTGCTTCTTGCACTCTGTTTCTAAGAGTTTTAAGTGCTGGTAGATTGTTGAGGAAACGATTTTTAATTCGTGTGCCTTGTTCTTTAGTTCCACCAATGACTTTACCAATTTTTGCGTCTCCTGCTCCGTAGATAAGGGCATAGATGAAAGTCTTTGCTGTATCTCTTGATTTAAGTCCTGCAAGTTCTTGATTGCTCGTGTGAATATCTCCGTTGATAATTTCATTAATATAATCCTCGTCTTTCATATAGTGTGCTAACATTCGTAGTTCTAGTCCGGAAGCATCAACTCCAACTAAAACATTACCTTCATCCACAGTCCAACAAGCTCTACATTGTTTACCGAATGGACTATAAATAGCCGGGACTTGAGCCACATTAGGATGGCTGTGCGACATTCTACCGGTAATAGTTCCGTTAGGTATGACTGCACCATGCACTCTGCCATCTTCCTCTAAGGCATCAAGCCACGACTGAACTTGAGCTATTCGTTTTTGATAAAGGAGAAAATCAGCTATGAGTTTAGCTTCACGAATATGCTCAATCTTTTTAAGAGTTCCTTCATCTACTATGGGTTGACCTGTTGCAGTAAATCTCTCAGGTTGCCAACCAAAGTCTATCAAGTATTCTCCTATCTGTTTACGAGAACCAAGATTAAATTCTCTAAGTTCTTGTCTCATAAAAGGTTGCATATCTCCTGTTGTAAGTATCTTTTCATACTCTTCATTAGTTAAACCAGACTTAGATAGATTACCATCTTTCTTTAATTTAGGTGTTATCTCTTTTATATCTACCCACTTAGGTTTAAATGTTTTCTGAACCTCGTCAGTAGTCTCTTGCATTTTAGTTTGTAATTCTGCTAATAATAATGTTGCTTGTTTTTCATCAAACTTAAATCCATTCTCCTCCTGCATAGCCATGAGCTTTGCAACTTCATGCTCTAACTTAATTGACTGAGGAGAGAATCCCCTAGATTCTTCAATCAATGCCCAGTATACTTTTTCATTAAGTAAAACATCTTGCTTACAATAATCTAACATATCTGGACTGTACTCACTAAAGTCAATAGGTTGTTCTTTCTTGTTAAAGTTTACTCGATACCCCCAAGTTTTTAAACTGTGACCATTCTCTCGTATCGGTTGAAATAATCTAGATAAAACAAGAGTGTCAATAATTTCATTAGTAAATTTTACATCATGTAATCTTTCAATGACAGGTAAATCAAAACCAATAATATTATGTCCTACTAATATATCTGCACTCTGTAAATAATTTATTCCTTTATTAATACATTCAGGACCAAATACTTTTACATCATCTTCATCCATATCTTTTGCAACAATACACCAAATAACAGTTGGTTTTAAGCTGTCGCACTCGATGTCAAATATAATACTTTTAGAATGCTTCTTCATTATCAAATGTCTCCTCCTCTGACAGTTCATGTAGTCTACCAGTTTCTTTATCATAAAGCAAACTACAAGCTAATCCGGTGTCTCCAGTATACCTAGATTTTAAAACTCTGACCTTCGTTGTATTGGCTTCGTTTTCATCTTCGGCTTGTTGGTTACGTTCAAGTGCAATAACGCAGTCAGAGAGCTGTGCGATGCCCTGAGACCCCTTTAAATGTGAAAGGGAAACTTGCACTCCTTTTTCATGTCCTCTGTCTCCATTAGCTCGTCTTAAATGTGATACTAATATCATACCAACACCGGTTTCTTCGACCAAAGAACGCAGTCTATTCATAAGATTATCAATACCTCGTCTCTCGTCTCCTTCCGATAATACATTGACTAACATATGTAAGTGGTCAACTACAATCCATTTACACTCACAACCAACAATAATATATCTAAGCTTAGAGAATATTTCATCAATATCTGTTGCTCCTAAATGAGCATGAATGAATACTCTACCTTCTGGTATTACTTTATCAAATAGATTAGTTAGTTGTTCTTCACTGTAATGATTTCTGCGTTCAGTAAGATACATTCTATCATTAGCTTCAATAGATATAATACCATCAGCAGTTCGCAACCAGTTCTCTTCAAGAGCCACAATACCTACATTGTCGTCAGTATTTTTGATAAGCCAATGTTCTAGTTCTCTAGTCACACTAGACTTACCAAGTCCTGTACCACCTGTCAAAGTCACTAGCTCTCCTTTACGAAGTCCATATAATTTTTTGTTAAGACCTTCCCAAGGATATGCTATGCTTTCTTTAACTTCTCTGTTAAGCCAGTTGTCTTTCTGTGCTGATAGTTCTAGGATACCAGATGGAGTGTAAGTCTTTGACTCCCACCATGCTGATGTAAACTCTTGAAACTTCTTCTGTCGAAGCATATCATTCGCATCTTTATATCCATTTGGGAATGACATTATCTTTGCCTTGCCCGGTTTTAAGATACGAGCTACACTACGAGCTGCTTCTCGACCTGCTTTATCATTATCAAAACAAAGAATAACATTTTCGAATGACTCAACAAACTCAATGCTTTCTCGGATATCTTTAACTGCTCCAGAAGCTCCACGCTTTAATGATACACAAGCCCATTTAGATTGCATAAGTTCATAACAAGCCATAGCATCACACTCTCCCTCTGTGATTGTGAGATACTTACCACCTGTGTTTCTGAACAACTGCTCTCCAAATAATCCTGTGCCCTCATAAGTTCCAGCAAAGGAAAAGTTTTTACTCTCAACATATCTAGTCTTTGTACCTACTACCTCATTCCCATTAAAGAATGGATAGATGTGCTGACTGACATCATTGTTAGTACTTACTACTCTCCTAACACCATACTTTTTAGCAGTTGCTTCGGAGATATCTCTATCACTCAAAGCACCAAAGCTACCAGTATAACTGTTAAGAAATGTATTGGTTGGTTTACTTTCTACTTCCACAATATTACCTTTACAAGCTTCTGGATAGTTAGCAAAATGAGTCGAGCAACTAAAACAATGTGCTGACTTATCTTCATTCATAGATACAGGGTCAGACCCACCACATTTAGGACAGGGTAGCCTGTGTCTAACGAATTTACTTTTTTCTACTTGCATACTATCTCCTATAAAAAAGTGGCTAGGCTTTTACACCTAGCCGGTTTATTAATCCTCCACGACTGCTTCCTTAGTTTTCTTGAGAAGTTCTTCTAAGTTAGCTCTATGCGTTCGTGAAGCAAAGTCAAGAGCTTCAATAGTTGTTTGAAGCTGTCCAACTTTATTGATGATAATGGTTGCTTCCTGTTTAGTATCAGCATCTTTTATTTTACTGACATCATATACAACTTCTTTATCATCATTCTTAATAGTGATAATCATTAGAACTCTTCTCCATCGGTAAAGAATTCATCGCCATCGCCATTCTTATAAGGCACTAAGTCTACAACTTGCACAGCTTGTAAGTCTAATCCTATGTAAGGACCGAACTTACCTTCTCCACTATACTCATTGTATTGAACTCTGACTTTAGAGCCATTACCAACAGCAATGCTAAGTTCTTGCTTATCAGTATCTAAAAGTCTAGGTGCAGGTCTAATCATTCCATTTGGACCATTTACCTTCCTTTTAATTACTAGAGCAGGACCTTCATCATGCTGTTTCACTTTATGTCCACGAGCAGCAAAGTCATTTGCAACAGTCTCGTCAACGATTAAATCAACTGTATAAACAGGCTCGTATTTAGTATTAGGTGTAGTAATACTTGCCCATTTAGCAGTTCCTTCTAGTATTGCCATATTTACCTCCTATGGTCTTGGGTTAGAAGTCGGTTAAAATTGGGAGAGTTTTGAGCAACTACTCTCGGAGTTCCAGTAGGGACTGAGCCAACTATTGGAGATAGAAGGGCTTGGAAGTGTCGGCTACTCATGCTTTGCATTATACACCAAGCCAATCTCAAAGTCAATCTTTTTGAATAGAAAAAAACATTTTTATATTTTCAGGTAGTTTCTTTCGTAGCTCTCTTAAACATGAAATGTCTTCATCAAACTCAAATACTTCTTGAGTTTCTGTGTCTCTAATTTCAAAAAGTTTATCAACTCCCTCCATACACACAGCATTATCAATAGCCCCTGCAATAGTGTGTGCAAAAGTTTTAATAGTATCTGCTTGTCCTTGATTCTCAATATCAAGTAAATATTCTTTCATCATTTTTGTCTCCTCTCAAGTTTATTAAGTCTTGATAACTTTTAATTGTTGGATTTCTTTTTAATTGTTTTAAAATCCATTTATCAGACATATAAGATAAGTACACTTGCCCTCCACCGAAGGTATGCGTTTGGTCTGGTAATAAATCATTAACATTATCAACAGTTATAGGAACAGATTGTTCCTCTGGTAAAATACTTTTTAACCATTCAACTTGAATATGTTTAACTCTTTTTCTTAATTTTTTTATTTTTTTACTGTTCATTGCCAAGCCTTAAACTCCATGTATGGTTCTTCTCTGTGTCCTTCTGGTAAAAACTCTACCATATTTTTAACCCTTTCTAACTCCCAGTTTGTTCCTATTGTTTCTCCTTCATCATCATGAGAACATAGTAAACCTTTACCTGCAAAAGGATTGTAGATACCTGTTCCCAATAATCTAAAGTATCTTTGATTATCCTTCAACAACCCTTCATCATCTAC